ACAGGAGAAGTCGTTTTAAAAGGTTTAATGTCTGAAAAGATTAATCTATCTACTAAGTATTGGGTTAATGACTTGGCAAAGAAAGTGCTTGCAGAAAAAGTAGAGATCGAAAAGTTGAAAGATGATTTGATTAAGAAGCATGGTGAAGAAGACGAGTCTGGTGGTGTTTCTATTCCTGTCTATATCAATGTCGTAAAGAATGAAGCAAACGAGATTGTTTCTAGAGACATCAATCCTAAATACGTTGAGTTTGAAAGTGATTTTAACGCTTTACTCCAAGAAGAAAAAGAGGTTGAATATAAGCCTTTTAAATTAGAACAGTTTGATTCAGTGGAATCAGAAGGTGTTTATAACATTTTCTTTAAGCTAATTGAAGTACAGAATTAATTATAGTTTGATTATTAATATAAGGCTCTCTTAAATGAGAGCTTTTTTTCTTAAAAGGGTTTATATATTTATTATAGATTATTGTTATGGGTAAATTAACAGATACAGAGCTTCAAAAGATACAGCTTATCAAAAAAGATGCTCTAGAGGTTGCATCGACTCTAGGAGAACTTAGCTATCAAAAACTTACTATTGAATTATTGATAGAAGAGGAAAAGAAGAAAATTAAGGCAATAAAAGTAGATGAAGAGAAAGTATTGTCAGAGTTGAAAGATAAATATGGCAACGTCTCCATAAATATTGAAACAGGAGATTTCAGCTAAAATGTTTTGAACAAAGTTTTGATATTTATTACTAGATAAAAATCACATAAATGGCCGAAACACTTCTTAGCCCAGGAGTTTTCTTGAATGAAAACGATCTATCCCAAATAACCCAAGGACCAGTTGCAGCCGGAGCTGCAGTTTTAGGTCCTACAGTAATTGGTCCAGTTAATATTCCTACATTAGTAACATCTTACTCGCAGTACAAAGCTATCTTTGGTGCTGCATTCGTATCTGGTGGTGCTAACTACGAATATCTAACTTCTATTGCCGCCCTTAACTACTTTGAACAAGGTGGACAATCACTTCTTGTAACAAGAGTTGCTTCTGGATCTTATACCGCAGCTACATCTTCTGTTGTTGGTATTAACGGAAACGCTTCATTTACATTAGATACTCTATCTGTTGGTACTATCATGAACAACGTAGCAGGTAATGCTAACGGTGTTAATGGATCTCTTCCATCAGGTTCATCTGCCAATGTTCGTTGGGAGGTTACTGGTGTAGATACTGGTTCAGGTGTATTCAGCCTTAACATTCGTCGTGGTGATGACTATAACAATAGCAAGACTATTCTTGAATCATGGTCTAATCTTTCATTAGATCCTAATCAGAACAACTATATTGGATATGTAATTGGTGATCAAGTTCAAACTGTTCGCCAAGATTCTACTGGAGACTACTACTTACAGACTAGTGGATCTTATCAAAATAATAGCTTGTATGTACGCGTATCTTCTGTTGCTCAACCAACCCCAGGTTACTTTAACCAAGTAGGTATTGCACAGAATGTTTATACAGGTTCTATGCCAGCTCTTGGTTCAGGTTCAATAAATGGTTCTTTCGGTGGTGCTTCTGGAGCAATATTTGGTTCCTTTGGTAAAGCCCCGGTAAACTTCTTTGAAGCTATTCCAAGCACTATTTCTACAGTAGGTACTCCATCAACTAATATTCAAGGTGTACACCCAGGTGATTATGGTGTTGCTATCAACCTTCTTGAAAACACTGACGCATATGACTTTAATGTTATCTACGCTCCAGGTTTGACTAGCCAGAATGCAGCTACTCAAGTATCTGACATTCTACTTGTTGCTCAAGGTCGTGGTGATAATATCGCTGTAATTGACATGGTTGGTTACGGTTCTCAAATCAATACCGTAATCAGCAATGCTGTATCTTACGATAATTCATATGGTGCAACATATTGGCCATGGGTACAAATTCGCTCTCGTGAGACTGGCAAATTAAACTTCGTTCCTGCTTCTACATTAGTACCAGCTGTTTACGAATATAATGATAAAGTATCTGCAGAATGGTTTGCTCCAGCAGGTCTTAATCGTGGTTCACTTTCCACAGTGCTTCAGCCAGAAAGAAAGATTGGTGTAAATGATCGTAACTTGTTGTATCAAGGAAAGGTTAACCCAATTGCTACTTTCCCAGGTGTAGGTACAGTTATCTATGGTCAGAAAACACTTCAACAGAAGCCTTCTGCACTTGATCGTGTAAATGTACGCCGTCTATTAATTGCTCTTAAATCTTATATTGGTCAATTAGGTGAGCAAATTGTATTCGAGCCAAATACTCAAGTAACTCGTAACAAGTTCTTAAGCCAAGTTAACCCATATTTAGAGTCTGTACAACAACGTCAAGGTCTTTATGCCTTCCAAGTTGTAATGGACGAAACTAATAACACACCAGATGTAGTAGATCGTAACCAATTAGTAGGTACAATTTACTTGCAACCAACCAAGACTGCGGAATTCATTCAACTTGACTTCAACATTCTTCCAACTGGTACATCATTTGGTCAATAAAATAAAATAACTCTAAGATGAACGATAATACTATTTTAAGAATTAAAGTACCAGCTCACTTATATGAGAGTGTAAAAGAGCAATTGACTATCAATGAAGCTAAAAAAAGCACTCACAACCTTGGTGCAGGTATGGAGCTTGTTAAAGAAAAAAAGATGAAAGTTCCTAAAGACGGAATGAAAAAAGTTGAAGAAACAATTGAAGAAACAAACGAAAATATGGAAAAGAAAACTCGTACATTAGACGAATTAAAAAAAGCTAAAGACGCATTAGACAAAAAAATCCATGAAATGGAAGGTATGGATAAAGTAGAAGAGGTTGATCTTGGCAATTTAATGGATCCTAACTTTTTAGGAGGTGTTGCTGCTATTTTAGGAGTCGGAGTTCCTCTTGTAACTGCAGCAATAAAAGATATGAAAAAAGCTAAAACACCAGAAGAAAAAGCAGCCGTAAGGAAAAAACTTGCTAATGCTGCAGGTTCTGCATTGTCTGGAAATATGTAATAAATAAAATTTGTTATCGGATATTTATAAGTAGAATAAAACTTAACATACAATGCCAGTCCTCGACCCAAATGAGATAATGTTTACGGCGTTTGAACCTACAGTATCAAACAGATTTGTGATGTATATCGACGGTATCCCTTCTTACATGATTAAGAAAGCAGATGCCCCAGGTGTAACTTTAAATGAGATCAAACTTGACCACATCAATGTTTACCGTAAAATCAAAGGTAAAGCTGAGTGGAGAGATATGAGCTTGAGTCTTTATAACCCAATTTCTCCTTCTGGCCAACAAGCTGTGATTGAGTGGGTACGTCTTCACCATGAATCAGTAACAGGACGTGATGGTTATTCCGACTTCTACAAGAAGGATCTTAACTTATCTATCTTAGGTCCAGTGGGTGATATTGTGAGTGAGTGGATTATCAAAGGTGCTTTTATTAAAGAAGCTACTTTTGGAACATATGACTGGTCTACTTCTGATCCTACTGAATTGACTTTGTCTATTGGAATGGATTATGCAGTCCTAAATTACTAGTCTAATAATATTATATTTTAAAAAGGCCCCTTTACTAGGGGCTTTTTTTGTTTTACAAAATTATTTATTCATATATTTATATATAAAAGAATAGTTTATGTCAGAACAAAAGTTTACAGTACCAACAGAATTAATAGACCTACCAAGTAAAGGTCTTGTATATGCAAAAGAAAATGCACTATCATCCGGTCAAGTTGAAATGAAGTATATGACGGCAAAAGAGGAAGACATTCTCACAAATGTTAACCTGCTGCGCCAGGGCCTCGCCATTGAGAAGATGCTCAAGAGCCTAATTAAATCACCTATTAACTACGAAGACCTAACTTTGGGTGACAGGAATGGCTTATTGATAGCGGCCAGGATTCTAGCTTATGGTAAAGACTACTCATTTAAGTATACTAATCCTAATACAGAAGAAGAAGAAAAGGTTGACATAGATCTACAAGACTTAAAATATAAAGAATTAGATTGGTCTAAATTTGGTAATAAGAATGAGTTTAACTTCACTTTACCTTATTCCAAAAATGAAGTAACGTTCAAGATTTTAACAGTATCTGATGACAAGAAGATAGACGAAGAGATTAAAGGCATGAAAAAGGTCGTAGGTCAAGATGCAGGTATGCTATCAACCAGACTTAAATACCAAATAACATCTGTTAATGGCGACTATTCTATAAAGACTGTTCGTGACTTCATCGATCAAGGATATCTTTTATCAAGAGACTCAATTGAGCTTAGAAAGTATATATCAGAAGTAACACCAGATATTGATACCACAGTATCGTTTACTCTAAAAGATAGTACTGAAATACAAACTGCCCTTCCAATGGGTGCTGAGTTCTTTTTTCCCGGGAGCCGACTATAGGTCGGCATTCATGACAGAGGTTTTTGAGTTAACCTATCACGGCGGAGGTGGCTTTACTTACACGGAAGTTTGGAACATGGATGTTCCTAAACGTAGATTTAACCTTAAGAAGATTAATGAATATCTTGAGAAGGTTGAAGAAATGCGTAATCAAAATCAGCAAAAAGTAACAGAAAAAACTGATCCTAGTAAGATTAAACTACCTGATTTTGTTAAAAAGACAGAAGATCCTACCTTTGTATCTAAGGTAAAAACCAAACGGTAATATTTATTTGTAAGAAACCTTTTGATCAATGGCAGAAGAATTAGATATAAGTAGGTCTTTAGAAGAGTCTATCAGACAGTCTAGAAAAATCCAGCAAGATTCAAATACTGAATTAAATAAGTCTATTAATCTATTATCTAAAATTAATGATCTAAGAGACGTATCTATTTCTAAAGTAAAAGCTCTTAATAAAGAAACAATTAACACTAAAGATATACAAAAAGAGCTTCAAAAGGCTAGAGAAAAAGATATACTTACTACAAAGAAAATAGTTGACATAGAAAAGAATCTTAGCGTCCAAGAAAAACAAAACGCTAATGACTATCTAAAAAATATAACAGATAGAAAAAAACTTGAGGATGATATACAAAGGGCTAAGTTACAGAACAACCAATCTCTTGTTAGACAGTTAGGTACTCAACTAGCTAGTGTAGATAATACAATATCTCAACAAGAATCGTCTCTTAATATAGATGAAAGAAGATACGCTGCAGCAATAGAGTCAAATAAAATAGCTCAGGAAACTGTAGGTTTACTACAAGAAGAACTAAATGTAGAAAACGAAATAAATAAAAGCATAGGATTTTCTGGAAAAGCTTTAGGTTTAGTTGCAAGTAAATTAGGATTAGGCCAAAAATTCTTTGGTGAAATGGTTGAAAGAGCCAGAGATTTAAATGAAGAGGGTAAAAAACTTACATTCTTAGATAAATTAGGCACATTAGGTAAAGCAGTTGGTGCTAGTTTAAAAGAGGCTATAACAGATCCTTTAACAGCAATACCTATAGCAGGTGCAGCTATAGCAGGAGTTATTAGTGGTTTAAAATCTGTTTTTGATTACATAGTAGGAATACAAGATCAAACTGTTAAGTTTGCAAGAGCTATGAACCTTTCTACAGGTGAAGCTCGTAAAATTAAAATGGAGTTTGCTAGTCTTAGTATTTCTTCTGGAGACTTATTCATTAATAGCCAAAAGATGGCTGAGTCTCAGATAGAATTAGTTAGCGCTTTAGATGTAACAAACAGACTTACTAATGAACAGTTAGCTACTAATATCAAATTAAGAGATATTGCTGGGCTTGACTTAGAAACAAGAAAAAGTATAGTTGAAGCATCAACTTTAACAGGTAAATCTTCAGAAGGAATAACTAAATCTGTTTTATCACAAGTCGCCGGTTTAAAGCAAGCAACAGGAATTAGTTTTAGTTATCAAAAGATTCTTAAAGAAGCATCTAATTTAGGTGGCTATTTAGGTTTATCATTCTCAAAATACCCAGCGCAACTAACTAAGTCGTTAGTTACTGTTAAATCGATGGGTATGGAGTTAAAACAGTTAGACTCTTTAGCCGATTCTTTTTTAGACTTTGAATCTTCTATATCAAAAGAATTTGAAGCTCAATTATTAACAGGAAAAGATATTAATTTAACTAAGGCTCGTGAAGCTTTCTTGAATAACGATCTTGCTACTGCGGCTGGAGAAATAACAAAACAAGTTGGTTCTGCTAATGACTTCTTGAAGTTAAAGCGTATATCAGCAGAGTCTCTAGCTTCTGCATTTGGTATGTCTAGAGATCAAATGGGTGAAATGTTAAAGCAGCAAGAGTTGCTGAGTAAGTTAGGAGCCAGAGATCTTAAAGATGCTCAAGCTAAAGTACAAGCATTAAAAGCGCAAGGTAAAAGTAAAGAAGATATTGTTAGACTTACAGGAGAAGAAGCATATCAAAACTTAACTAACGCATCTTTACAAGAAAAGATTGGCGGTTTTATGGAAAAAATAAAACAATCAATAGCAGACTTTGTTGAGAAAAGTGGTATAATAGACAAGATAGAGGGCTTCATGGAATACTTGTCTAAACCAGAAAATATAAAAAAAATTATATCAGGAGTTAGAGACTTTTTTGCAGGCGCAGTAGAATTTATTGGTAAAGCAGCTTACTACATATTAGAAGGTTTAGACTATGTTGCATTTGGACAAATACCAGATAGTTTTATAGATAGTATAAAATCAGGTGCTGAGAATATGGGTGCTCAAATTAGATCGTTAGGTGGTGATATGGGAGGCATTTCTGTTTCTGATCAAACAGCTAGACGAGATGTAACAGCAACTAGTACTGCTACTAATGTAGAAGACAATATGAGTATGAGAAGAGGTTCTTCAAAAGAGGTTGTAAACCTAAATGTGACTACGTATGTATCTGACACTAAGAGAGATGCAACGGCTCGTTATGAAAAAGAAGGTAATTTTGACTTACAGACCGGTAAATAATAACTAGATGCCTCTAATAGACTTACAATCAAATCTAAAGAACTTAAGGTTCGGTAACGATAGACCAGGATATGGTTCGTCTGGCCTTCCTTATATTCAAACTATAATGCCAGACACTCCTAATGCAACTGGCACAGTTCAACCTATATATAGACCAGGTTCAACCGGAGGATTAGACTTTCCTATTAGAGGAGGTCAGCTAGAGTTTAACTTAGGCAATCAATCATTTACTGTGTCTAGTAAAATAGACAGGTCTAGAATCAAGAAGTTTTTTGAAGACAAACCTAGAGGGACAGCTTTTATTCAAAAGCAAGTAGGTTTACAATTATCTAACCCTAAGATTGAAACAGGCAATACTTTATTTGGTATTCCTCAAGGTATTCCTTATCCTGGATTGTTAGAGAATACTAGAGTATATAATTTAGGTCAAAATACGCTATCTCAAGTAGGAGTATCTGGAACAGGATTTCACGCTATTAGGCATGGTCTTGTACCTTTCGATCCTTATCAAAAGTTCTACTATGATATAGTAAACAAGCAAAACGTATCAAACCAGAAAGCTAGCAATAGGCTTTTGAATTTAGCTGCGTTGAAGATGACAACAGGAGATCCTTTTGTTAACTCAGCAAATGTGCCAGATATTAATCTAATTAATACTTTAGGCATATCACTTAACAGAAATATGATCTTCCAGTATCTTGGTGGACCTAGTTCTGTTTATGGTATAGGTACAACAACTATACCAAGAGTAGTTGATACAACAAAGCTTAGATCTTCTACAGCAATGAACTATGATCAATTGCTAGCTCAGAAGTCAAATATCAATAGACCTGTTCCAGAACTACAAGACTTTAGAACACAATTGGGACAGTACGATCCACCAAACAATTGGATAAAACAAGACACTATAGACTATAAATTCTATGTCAATAAAAAAGACAGAATGAATCTATTGTTTCCTTTCTTATTTAGAAATGATCAAGCACCTTGGGAAGTTACAAATACTAAAGAAGATACACAAGATCTTATTAAATTTGTATTTGAGGCTATATCTAATGATGATCCTTCTTTTTCAATGGCGTTATTCTTTAGAGCTTTTTTAACAGCTGGAATAACTGATAGTAACTCAGCTCAATTAAACGCATTTAAATATCAAGGTAGAGGTGAAAACTTCTATACATATCAAGGCTTTGACAGAACAATAGGATTCTCATTCAGAGTAGCCGCAGGATCTAGAGATGAATTAAGACCTTTATACAACAAAGTTAACTCATTAATTAGTCAGGTATATCCTGATTATAGTCCTAAGCAAGGCATTATGAGAGCTCCTGTAATTAGGATGACAATAGGAGATTATCTTTATCGCGTGCCTGGATTTTTAGAGAGCGTTAATGTTACTGTTGATAATAACTATCCTTGGGAAATTAATCTTGAAAAAAGTCAAGTAGGAGATATTGCTCAATTACCACAGGTATTAGACATAGCAGTTTCATTTAAACCTATTATGGATGTACTTCCTAAGAGAGCAGTTTTAACTGACGTTTTAAGAACTACAGTAGGTGATACAGAAACAACTAGGGCATATTCTGAAATAGTTCCTTTAATAAGTAATAATGGTACTTTTATAGATGAGCAAAGAGCTGATATAGTGAATTCTACAACAGCAGCACGTAATAATCCATTTGCTTCTCAATTTGAAAGGTCTTTACAAACAGGACAAGACGTTAGAACTAATTCACCTTTTCAGTTTCAGCCGACAACTCAAACTACACGCAGAACTAATACTAATCCATTTGCTTCTCAATTTGAAAGACAGACTAATTTTAATATAGGAGGATAATGAACTATAGATATCAAAATATACAAGTAATAAAGTATTCAGCTACAGGTAGTCAATACTATGTAAATAACGTATATCCTCAAATAGCACCTACTAATGAAGATAGTTATGTTATTACCGTATTAGGTGATAGATTAGACTTATTGGCAAACGACTTCTATGGAGATTCTAGCTTTTGGTGGATAATAGCATCTGCAAATGCACTACCAGGTGATTCTCTAGTAGTAGAGCCAGGAACTCAACTTCGTATCCCAGTAGATTTAGCAGGTATAGTTAATACATATAAATTAATAAACGCTACAAGATAGTTATGGCTTTTGATAGTAACAAAATATCAAATATTCTAGGTAGTAAAATACCGCAATGGTTAATTAATCAACTAGATACTAGATCTGTACAAGGAGCTAAGGATGTTAGAGACAATGATAACGTATTGTTTATAGCTAATAAAACTGCTTGGATTAGACTTGTTTCTTCTATTGATATTATAAACCCACCTGATATAGAATATTTTAGAAGAGTTATTGGAGATAGTATAAAGAATAAAGACGACTTAGCTAAACAATTTGTTTTATTTGGAGGTACATCAAAATACTTAAGAGAGAATTCTTATCAACAAAGAGCAGGTCTTGGTAAAGATGGTGCGTACGGTATATTAGGAACAGATGAAATACAGCAGTTTGGTTACAAACCAATGCCTGGTATTACATCAGTTACTATTGATACTCAAGGTAAATTAGGATCACTTAGAGCAGCAACAATTAACTTTAAGTGTTGGGATAAATCGCAGTTGGACATTATTGATGCTCTTTATTTCAAGCTTGGTTTTACTATGTTCTTAGAATGGGGGCAAACATTTTTTTATCCTCAAGGAAGCAACAGAATACAATCTACTGAACTATATTCAATTGATCCTTTTAGGCAAAATCTGACTAAAGAAGAAATTGCAATTCAGATTAGTAGAAACATTAGACAGTCAGAAGGTAATTATGATGCTCTTCTTGGCATGGTTACTAATTTCAATTTTACTTATAATCAAGATGGAGGATATGATTGCACTATAAAACTTATGGCGCTTGGTATATTAGGAGACGCTATTAAGATTAATAATCCTAAAGATCTTCCTAACATATTAGCAGAAGAGATTAGACGTTACAATAACACGCTTATAGAGATTTCTAATGCCCAGCAATTACAAGACGAAATAAACAGAAAAAAAGCAGAAGAAGAAGCTGCACAAAAAGAAAGAGAGAGTCAAATATCTATACTAAGAACTCTTAATTTAAGTATTAATCAAAAGGATGCTGAGCCGACTTTTTCTGAATTAGGTAGAATAACACAAGCCGCAGGATATCCTGGTTCTTCTACTGTTAATATAAACGATTTTGACTATTTACTAGATATAAAAGGAACTAGAAAATGGTCTTTATTTTTACCTACATTTGGTGCTTCTATACCGACAGAAACTACAAATGAATTAGTTAGTTCTGTAACTCTAAACAACAGTTTGTTTTTTGATAAAATATCTGCATCTTTAAACTTTAAACCGAATCAACAAACTCCATCAGCACCAACAATACCAGGAACAACAATACCTAGTGTACAATCTCAAACACAACAAGCTATACAACAAAAAAACTATTTAGAATATATAATGTTCTTTAATAGTACGGTAGCAGATAGAGGTAATAAATATAAGTTAAACATATCGTATACAGGAGCTAATACTAAACTATATTACGGATCTATAATAGTAGAGTTTGCTACAAGTAATCCTCAATTAAAAAGCGAGATATTAAATAAGCAAGCAGTTTATGAGGCTGCGATAAAAGAACTACGCAGTAAATCTAACTATGAATTTACTAGTGTAGTTTTTGAGGCTAGACCTGTAGTAGAAAATTTTGCAACTAAACCAAAACCTTTTGAAACTGTAGATCAAAATATTAATCAAGCAGGAGGTAGATACGCCGTATTAAGTTTATCTACAGAGATAACAGTTGAAGTACCTGGAACTGTATTAGAAACAGAAAGAGGTGTAACTCAAACTTCTACAGTAAGAAAACAAGGTGATGTACAAGTTCCTGTAAAGATAGATATAATAACGACAGACCCTGATTTGATCTCTAATATAACAAAAGGAAGTTTGTCTCCTAACTATTTAAGAGTTCAAGAAACAATAAGTGCGCAAAACCAAAATCAAGCACCTACAAAAGAAGATCAAGCAGCAGCTCAAGAAGCAAATAATACACAGATACAACAATCTTTACAATTACAATCTGGCCTTGAACTAGCATTAAGAACTATTCAAGTTCATGCTTTAAATAAAGCTATAAATCAAACAACAACACCAGACTTAGAGATAGGGAGAAAGGTATATAAACTACCTATATGGGATGAACGAGATAAGACTCAAGGAGGAATTCCTTTTTACAAACAGATATTCTCTAATGGTATTTTCTCTAAATATATTACAGAGCTTATTAATGGAAGTATAACAGATATTGATCCAAAGAACCCACAAGATAGATTTAAAATACAATCTAAATATGGGTTTGCTACTGAATTAATGTCTGGTCGTGTTACTCAACAAGATATAAAAGGAAAAGAAGTTGATTTTAAAGAGTTATTAAGTGCTTTTGTAGTACCATACCAAGTTAATCAAGAGATAGTAAAAGGAATTAACACTAACCATCCTGTGTATATTCCACTAGGACTATTATTAATGATACTTAATCATAATTGTACTATTTATGATACTAAAGATAGCGCAACTCAAACTCCTTTAGTTTATATTGATTTTAATCCTAAGCTAAATTTCTTTTTAACTAATACAAAACACTTAAGCACTAATCCATTCAAAGTATTAATTCCTTTTGAAGGAAGTTTTTCTGACTATCAAGATTTATTTTCACAAGATGTGTTAACTACTAATAAAGTAAATATACTACCTCTATTAGGAAGTACATCAAACACACCTTTATTTAATACTACTAATCAAGATGCACTGTCTAGTCAAATACCATCTATTAAATTTGGAGAATCAAATGATGGTATATATAGAGGAAGGATGATGAATGTGTTATTAAATATAGATTATGTCATACAGTTAGTTAGAGACTATAGCTTAAAAGACGGAACTAATAGCATATATTTAAAAACATTTTTAGAGCAAATTGTATTAGACATCAATAAGTACTTAGGTAATTTTAGCATTCTAAGATTAGCTTATAATGATGGAGGAAATACTTTTCATATAGTAGATGATCAAGTTATTCCTACTCTACCAGAAGAAATCATGCTAGAGCCTGATAATATAAGTGAAATTCCATTAGTAGGTAAAAATAGTATTGCTAAGAGTTTAGAAGTAAAAACAGATGTTAGCACTAAATTAAGTAACATGATTGCTATATCTGCTAACTCTGATGTTGAAGGAAAGTCAACACTTTCAACTAATGGAGATAGCTTTGGTTTTATTAACACTAGTTATAAAGATAGATTCATACCGATTAAAGGTGATGTCACAGGTAGTGTAAAATCAAATCAAGATACAGTAAAAGCAGCCGCTATACAATTTAATCAAACTATATCAGACTTCTATAGTAAAATCAATCCCTCAGAAGCAAACGTTTCTCAAGCTACTAACTACTATATAGAAAGAATGAGTAAGGTTAAAAACAATGAGTATCCTACTAGAGCATCAGCAATGATTCCTGTTTCTGTTAATTTTACAACTGACGGGATATCTGGTTTTACTATGGGTCAAGCGTTTACTATATCCGATCAAATACTTCCATACACATACAATAATCGTATTGTTAATCAAAAAGGATTATCAAAAGAGCAGGTTAATAAAGTTGGTTTTGTAGTAGTAGGATTAACTAATACTATCGAAAACAATCAATGGAATACCGCTGTTAGAGCTAACATGATTTTCTTAAAGTACAAAAGTGACTTTATAGGATCAATAAAAAGACCTATTACTACAAGTGCTCAGTTTGGAGTTAACGTGGCTAATGAAAATGTTAGTACGCCTACACAAAATACTAATTTTATTGGATCAAATAGTCAAGCTAAAAAAGTAGCAGAAGATTATTTAGGAAGACAAATGACTGATCAGGAGTGGAATCAATTAGTAGCCGCTACTTTTGCTGAAGCTAGTAGAAATCAGCAAGAAGAGGCTTGGGTAATGGCAGTAATTTTAAATAGAACTAGAACAAGATATTTAGGTGCCGCTACTATACTAGATACTCTTACTAGAAAAAATCAATTCCAAGCAGTTACAGGAACATCGGCTAATGGAAACAGGCCTAGTGTTAATTATGTAAATGGACCAACTACAAATCAAGCTAATTCTATTTATGGGGCTATTATAAACATCCTTCCAACTGTCCCAAAAAATTACTTGTTCTTTACATCTAATAATGTTTCTGCTTATGGTAAAGGAACTAGTTTAGCGTTTTTAGACAATTTAAAAAAGCAACCTGGATCTAAAATTATTGGACAAACAGTATTTTCAACAACAGCGTAGTATATGTTAAGATATTATCCGTCATTTGCAGTACAACCAAATTTAAATACATCAGGAGGAGAATTCCTTTTGAATGATAGGCCTTATTCTGGTAGATACTACGAAACATATGATGGTAGAGCTTTTACAGGCCCTACTCCTGAAGTAGGTCCAAGTGAACCATTACAGAGAATACCATTTTACCCATCTACCCCAGGTTTAACTAACTCTAATTTGTCAAATAGAAATCAAAAACAGTTAGCTAGTAAAACAGGAGTGTTTGCGTCTACACCTATTAATAACAGGATACCAGGCCAACCTAATTCTTACTATCCTCAACCAACACCTCAAGATTATAAAAAAGGCTACTTAATACGCTATTTCACTAAAAAAGAAAATGAGCGTGGATTTGTAACAGAGATATCACAAGACGAGTATAACTCCATAGTAAATGGTACAGCAGACTACGACATTACTATTTATCAAACCACAACTATACTTTGGAAATTGGTAGGACCATTAAATAGTAAAAGAGAGTCACAATACAACATTATACCAGGCATCATTGATACAAATAAGAGGCTCACTGAATCAGCTAATAAAACTTTCTTAGGCATCGTTGACTTCATAGGAGGCGACTACTCTAAATTTGCTAGACCTACTCTATAATTAAATTGTACATTACAACAATTTATTTGTTATATTAGCTATTAATAAAAGGTTGTGTATGTATTTCATTATTGAAGACAAAGAACAGTTACGTCGTTTAGAAATGTCTGATGAGGCATTTATTCAAGTAGTTACATCTAACGACTATTACCATCCAAAGTTAGCAAGAGCAAGTCTGATATACTACAATAATTCTAAGAAGGGTTATATATTCGTTATCAACCACTCAGAAGGTTTTTCTTTAGATATTAAATTAGTAACATCTTTTTTACAACAACATAAGAAAGTTTATCTACTAGATAAGAAACTGCATTCTTACTTCTTAGATTTACCAAACTCTATAGATGTACAGTTTATCTGTCTAGACAAAAATAATGAGTATAGTTCTTTTGAATGTAATACGCCTGTTCATAGAGACTTTTATATCAAGCATCCTATTCTTCCTACAGTAAATGAGATCATACCTATCTCTAAACACTATGAAAAGTGTGAATGTCTGTATCAACTAGTCAAAGACTATTTTGAGCTTGAGATGGACATTGAACTCCAAGACAAATTAGTAGAGGCATACAAAAAAGTAGAAGAGGCAGGAATAAAAGTAGATCTTAACTGCTTAAACAAAAAGTATCAGTTTCAGCATAAAGAGTATTCTTTGTTAGGAGACACAATTTATTCCTATTATAATTTGTACAATTTAACAGCTAGACCTACTAATTCATTTAATAGCGTTAACTTTCTAGCTATTCCAAAAGACAAAGACTTTAGACAGTGTTTTATACCTAAGAATGATATTCTAGTCGAATTTGACTTTGATGCTTACCATTTAAGATTGATATCTAGACTGATTGGGTTTGAGCCACCTAAAGAGTCTATGCACAACTACCTTGGACGCGCATACTTCCACGTGGACGAGCTTACTGATGAGCAGTATAAAGAATCAAAGGCCATTACATTTAAGCAGCTCTACGGTGGTATAGAACCGCAATACAAAGATATAGAGTTCTTTAAGTCTCTAGATGAGTATATAAACAATGAATGGAAGAAGTATAATGCGCACAAAGCCTTGATACTACCTACAGGAAGGATATTGAAAAAGCTACCAGGAATGAACAAATTAAAATTGTTTAACTATATTATCCAGAACCTGGAAACCAAAGAGAACATCTACAAGATCTTGGAAATCAATAAACTTCTTAGTAAAAAGAAGACTAAGCTAATCTTGATCACATACGATTCTTTCTTATTTGACTTTTCTAAGGAAGATAGTAAAAACATGCTAAAAAAGATTAAAACAATCTTAGAAGGCGAAAACATGGTAGTAAAACATAAGTACGGAATAAACTACGCTTTCTAACATATTATCAATATTTATTAACAGTACACAAAAAGGTTATGCAGGAAATGAAATTAACAGAAATCACGTCTGAATCAATTATGAATAAGTTATTTTGTACCTTTTCATCTAAAGAGGGTCTTGATGAGACTCTAAGAGAGATAAATAAAGAGTACGTCATTCTATATAAAAAGATCTTTGTTCTGGCTTCCCAAGACTCAGAAGAGTTTTTATGCACTTACAATATCGAGATTGAAGGATCACAAACTAGGATCCTACCGAATACGATTCTTCTCCACAGGAAAAAAGAATCAAATACACTCTATACTATTAATGCATTGAACACATTGATCAAGCAGTTGAATGGCGGAGTATTAGATACATCTTTCCCTATCAACTGGCAAGATTATAAGAATAGTGTTCTCCTTACACAAGGAGACGATCTTAAGAAGTTGAATACCACTATCCACAAGATAATTGCTATCTAACTTAAAAGAACGATTTTTCTATCGTATCTTTTTGTCTTACATTTATTGAAATTAGTTACATATGGATATATCGGTTTTAAAATCAAGACTGTCGGCTCTACAAAATCCACGTGGAGGACAAAAAAAGGACCTATCCCAGACTATCTGGAGGCCTACCGTGGGAAAACATTCAGTACGTATTGTACCTTCTAAGTTTGACAAGCAAAACCCATTCAAAGAGGTTCTAATGCATTATGGTATCAACAACAGAACCATGATGAGTTTGGCTAACTTTAATGAAAAAGACCCGATTGTTGAATTTGCTCAAGGACTTCGCAAGTCTGGAGACAAAGAAAACTGGTCACTTGCCAAGAAGCTTGAACCTAAAATGCGTATCTTTGCACCTGTTATTGTACGTGGTGAAGAAGATAAAGGCGTTAGGCTTTGGGAATTCGGTAAGCAAGTTTACATGGACTTGTTGAGTATTGCTGAAGATGAGGACGTAGGAGACTACACCGATCCTTTTTCAGGTCGTGACATTACAGTTGAAACAGCTGGTAAAGAAACCACTGGTTTGATGTATAACACTTCCACTGTTAGGGTTAGGACCAAGTCTACACAACTCTCAGAAGATGCAGACAAGGTAAAAACTTGGCTTGAAAATCAACCTGATCCTTTGGCTCAATTCAAAAAGTATTCTTATGATGAGATGAAAGAATCTCTTCTTAAGCACTTGAACCCTGAAGAAGAGTTAAAAGAACAAGCTGATGCTGTTGAAACTAAACCTACAGGAGATCTTCCTTGGGAGAAGCCTGCACAGTCAGGACAATACACCTTAAATACTGGAAAAGGAAGCGTTGATTCTTCTATTGACGACCTCTTCAGTGATCTTTAATAAAATCCCCGGTTACAAGCCGGGGTTTTTTAACTAAACAGTTTCGCAAATGGCAAAATCACTTAACGGCGCTGTGTCTAGCGCAATCAAAGGCACGATTGACTTAGAGAAGTTTAAGAAGGGTAAAAACCTTTCTGCTGGAGTTGTATTCAAAGAGCAGAGATGGATCCCACTTTCACAAGCATTTCAAGACACTCTTCAGATACCAGGTATTCCTATTGGTCATATTACTCTACTTAGAGGACATTCTGATACAGGTAAAACAACTGCACTTCTTGAAGCAGCAGTTAGTGCTCAAAAGATGGGAGTACTTCCTGTATTCATTATTACAGAGATGAAATGGGACTGGAATCATGCAAGAGAAATGGGCTTTCAATTTGAAGAGGTAGCAGATCCAGCCTCAGGTGAAGTTATAGATTATAAAGGCTTCTTTTTATACATTGATCGTGAAAGACTTGAATGTGTAGAAGATGTAGGAGCGTTTATTGCTGACATTTTAGATGAGCAAAAGAGAGGAACGCTACCTCATGATATTTGTTTCTTCTGGGATTCAGTAGGATCTATTCCTTGTAAAATGAGTATCGAGAAGTCTACAAATAATAATGAATGGAATGCAGGAGCGATGTCTCAAACATTTGGTAACTTTATTAATCAGAGAGTTGTTTTATCTCGTAAAGCATCACAGCCTTACACTAATACTCTTGTAGCAGTTAACAAAGTGTGGGTTGCAAAACCTGATTCACCAATGGG